TACCCTTACAAAATTTGGATTATTATTATTATTTAATTGTCTCTTTTCATTAATTAGATTAATATAATTTGTAGCCATTTGCTCCCACCCATTTTCATTCCACATAGTAGAAACTGTATCCATTAATGCAAATGCAGATTTTAAATTATTAACAGTTACCTGACAATTTTCAATATCTCTTTTAATTACTCTTTTAATTTCACCATCTCTAATTAAAGCTGAATTATTATGTTCAGGTAATGGTGACCAAGAAGTTTCTGTTTTTGGATGTATTATTAAATTATCCAAATCTCTAAAATTTTGGAACAAGTTATTAATTTTTCTCCTAATAAAATTTTTATTTTCAAAAATTTTGTCCCTAATTCTTGGAATATTATTTTCTAATTCTTTTTGAGATGCTAAATCAGTTATAAGATTATTTGTTGAAATTTGAATACGATTTATTTCATCATCTTCAATAATTATACTATCAATTGTTCTTTTAATTGTTTCTAACATTGGTAAAACTCGCCTAATATTTGGACGTTGAATTAAATCCCACACTTTTTTTTTAAGTATTATAGTTTCTTCTTTTAATTTGAAATCTACTTTTTTAGGATGTGGAATGAATTCAGTTACATCATAAATATCAACAGATGTATATTTACCAGTTAATAAATAACATAATGGATTAGATCCTGAATTATCTTTAAAATTTATATCAGCATTATTGTCAATTAGAAAATTAACTATAAGTTTTAATTGTAATGAACAAGCTAAATGCAAAGGTGTTTGATTATTTTTATTTGGTTTATCAATATCAGCATTATTCAAATATAGAAATTTAATAACATTTAATTTAGAATGTTCAGTAGCAAGTCTAGAATCAATATTAATTACTTCGTGAACCAAAGAATTACCCATTTCATTTGTAATATCAAGAGAAATTTGATTATTTAATGCAAATTGTGAAATTTCATGAGTATCTAATTTTAATATTAAATCAAACAACTCAAAATTTTTTTTTGAATCAACCGTTTTTTGAATTCTATATGGTTTATCAAATTTATTCATATTAATTATATTAATAAAAGTGATAAAATATTTAACTTAAACTTAAATATATTTTAAATATATAATTATTTTTTAGACACAGCTAGATCCTGGTAAACCACTTAAAGGTACACACTTACCATGAACAGAGCAAGTGTTTAATTTTTCTTGATAAGCTCTTTCTCTATTAATAATAGAATCACCATGAACTTGTAAAAATCTTTTATATTCTTGTGCAGAATAAATATTATTTACATTTCGAATATATTGATCAAAAACTCTTGAATCTAAATAATTAGTAACGAATCGACCATCTTGCATTAAAGGAGGGCATCCATTTTTAAAATAGCGGTTATCCATTTATATATAATAAATTAGATATTTTTTTTATTATTTTGTAATATATCTTGTATTAATTCCTGTTTAGTTTTTGTTTTCTGTGATCCATTAATTTTTCTTGAAAATGTAATACCTAATTTTAAAGCCATATTCTTAATATCAACTAATTTTAATTCATTTAATTCATCTTCTTTTAATTTTTTTGGTTCCTCAAATTTTGATTTATTTTGGTCAGAATTATGTAATAATTCAGATGATTTAGATGACATTTCGGACAATTGTTTATCTTTTTCAAATATTATATCATTTATTTCTTGTTGTTTTAATTTATTACTTTTTTCGGTTTCTGATGATAAATCATTGATAATATTTTCCATGGTAGATTTTAAATTTACATTATCATCATTAAGTTTATTAGCTTCAACGCTATCAATTAATGAATTTTGAGCTGAATCAAATTGTTCATTATCATTTGAATAAATAGCAAGATGTTTTGAAGATTCTGATTCTGATTCATCTTCAGTAGTTGTGTTGTTATTTTGTTCCTCATGTGATGTATATAATTCGTCATCATTATCTTCTGATAAAGTATATAGTTCTTGATGCAAAGAAGCTTTGTCTGAAGGAAGTTTTGTTCCAAGTGAAGATTTGTCTGAAGGAAGCTGTTTTGTTACTAGTGAAGATTTGTTTGAAGGAAGCTGTTTTGTTACTAGTGAAGATTGAGTAACTAAATCTAAATTGATAACTTTTTCAGATTGAATATTATTTTTAATACTTGGTAGTTGTAAAACTGGTTCAATTATTTTAGTTGCAACTGAAACAGATTCATTTGTTATTTTTTTTTGATTTAATTCATTTTCTATTTTATTTACTTTACTTCTTAGATATTCAACTTCTCTATAGATAAAATAAACAACTAATGTCAAACCTAATAAAATTAAAAATTTATAGTCGAAAAATTTCATATTATAATTTATTAAGATTCTTATTATTATATAAACTCACTATATTTCTAAATATTTTTATTGTAAAATATTGGATTATAAAAATATTATATACCTTTTGAATAAAAATTATAAAGATAAAAAAGAAATAACCAAAATAGAAAATAAATTAAGTGAATTTAGAAAATATAAATCGTAAAAAAGCAGAAACTGATTTAGCAAGAAATATCAAAGATAAATTTGGAAAAGATGTTATTTCAAGGGGATTGGAGCGATAGATTAAAAACTACTCCTTCAAGAATAAAGTATATATCAACTCCAAATTTAGAATTAAAAAGAAAGTTAAATGAATATTTAACAATTTATAATTTGGATGAGTTTATAACATCTTGTATAAATTATAACAGAAGAAAGATGTGAAAATATGTATTTACCAGATAAAAAAGGTGTTGAACGAAAAATACATTCAATTCTAAGGTATCAAACCGAAAGTAAAAAAGAATGGGTTGTATAAATCGTGATGAAAATGCAGTAAATAATATGATAAAAATAGTAAATACATATTTATTGAATAAACACGACCTTTGCGTTTCTGTAGAAACGTAAAGTTAGAGGATAAAAATTTAGGAGAGATTATAAATTTTCCGAAACAATAAAAGATGACAACCCTATTATTATTGGTATAAATAATAGCGTCAAATGTCATTAAGCCCTTATGTGTGCAATTATATTTTTTTTTACTGTTAAATGTGAAGAGCCTAAAGGCTCTCAGGGAAGAAAGCTTTGCTTTCTCCCGTCCCATTTTTTAGTGAAAAAGGTGTAATATTAGACAGAGTATTTGAAATAAAAAGACATGGTGATAATTATTATTCGGGAATGTGATTATAAAAATAAATATTTATTATCATTATTTATAATATCTTGTTTAACATATTCATTATTATGATATCTGATTTTATAATTTTTACTATTATGTTTAGACTTTAATATATAATTAATTATATTAAAAAAATCGGCATTTAAATCTTCAAGGATGTAAATATCCAAAATTTTTAATTTAAAAACCTCTAATAAATCATATATTAGGTAATTATGTTGATGTAAAAAAATAATTGTTTTACACCCTTGAGGATTTAAAATGAGACAAAATGATGTTCTTCAAGGTTTATCCATTTCAGGAAAATGTAAATTTTGAGTATGTTGCATCGTCAAATACAACTGATGAGTTTTAATGTGTATCTTTTATTATTCCTACCTAAAAACCCTTCTTATAAGAGAAAAGCAGAAACTGCACGAACAAGTCATTATAGGACTCTTACTATTCATTGTTATTATATTATAATATTTTATCTTTAAGCCGTTTGTCTCATTTTAAATCTTCGGCGGTGTAAATTACATTCCGCAAAATTATAAAAAATTTAAATATTTAGTTTTTTTCTAATATAATTTAATGATATCTTCTAGTGATATACAAAATACTAAAGTTGATCTAACTCTTGTTTCAACTGTTTTAGTTGTATCAAATTTAGTTTTAAATCAAATTTCTAATTCAAATCTATTCGATAAAGCTTGGCAAAATTCTGCCGTTGCAACTCTATTAGGTTTTGCCTTACATGGTTTACTTACTAATAAACTAACTAGTACTGTTAATAAATCTTTGTGCATTAAAGACAAAGCTTTAGCAATTTCAGTTGCAGATTTCTTTAAATTTGGTACTGTTTTTGTTGCCCAAAGAGTAATTGGTAGTTACATTGAAGACAAACCTATTGTTTTTGATGAAAGATGGTTAATGGGTTCCGGTTTAGTAATTGCAGGTTATACAGCTTTTAATTTTGTTGAACATATGGTTCCAAAGATAGATAAAGAGTACCAACCCTTACTCAATGATTTAATTAAAGTATCTGTAGGTGCCTTAACAGCTAACTATTTTATGGATGGTACTATTACTAATGGACAATTAATGTCATTAGCAGGTACTTTAGCTGGTTTCACTGTTTTCCACCTCTTTACTAAACAATTTGTTGTTTCTCGAGAAAAGTTTTCTGAACAAGGTGGATACTCTATTTTACCAGCTGAATACATGTAAATAAATTTTTTATAAATTAAGCAATTTTATAAAATATTTAATAATTATTTAAAACCTAGTTTGTATTAATTACTAAATGACAGGAGGCTTGCTTCAAATAGTAACATCTGGTAAACAAGATATTTATTTAACTATCAATCCAGAAATAACATTTTTTAAGAAAGTATTTAGAAGGTACACTAATTTTTCTTTAGAATTAATTGAATTTTTACCTGATCATCCACCAAATTATAATTCACAAGTAACATTTAATATAAATAAGGGAGATGTTATCCATAGATGTTATTTAGAAGTAGAAATAGATAAAATGTTATTTGAAGATGATTTAGTTACCAATGAAACATATATTAGTAGAAAAAATTCAATAAAAAACAATAATGAAATACAACAAAAACAATGGTATGATCTATACATAAATTTAAAAAATTATGTTGATATAGAAATAGTATTATATAGGAATTTAAAAAAGTTATTAGATTTAGATAATGTGAATATTAATTCTATCAAAGATATAGTAAAAAGATATAATTATCAAAATAAAAATAATAAAGATCAATATAAAAATAAAGTAGAAGAATCTGTTTTTATTAAAATAGATGTATCAAGCTATATAAATAAAATAGATAAATTATTAACAAGTGAAACATCAGGGATTGATACAACAAAATATATTAGCAAATTAGAAATATTAAATAATTTAGATAAATTATATAAAAACATGGTAGAATATTTGAATTATTATAATTTAAATTACATAAAGTATAATGAAGAACTAAATAAAAAGAATTATTTAAATTTTAATTTTGTAGATTTTTTGGGACATAATTATTTTAGTAATTTCTTTTTAGAAATAGGTGGAATTGAAATACAGAAATATTCAAATGATGTATTACATATAAATCAAATGCATAAAATTAAACAAGATAATATGGATAATTATTTTGAGATGATAGGACATATTCCATCATTAAATGAATTTAATAATAAAGAAAAAGGTAATACGAAAATAATTATTCCATTAAATTTTTGGTTTAATAAGGACACAGGTTTATCATTACCATTGGTTGCATTACAATATTCAAATATCGTAATAGGAGCTAAAATTAATGAAATTAAAAATATAATATCATTTCAAAATTTTGAAAAAATGTTTGACGAAATTACTATATTAAAAGTTAGTTCAAATGATGGTTTTTTTATAGTTAATAAAAAATTATTGATAAATAACTACAAAATTAATTTAGATTCTAAAAGCATAACCTATAATTGTTTATATATAAATGAAGAATTTTTAAAAGTAAAATATTCAGAATTATCAGAAAATAATAGACTAACAATTCTTCAAAATAATGGCACACAATATACAAAAAATGAGATAACGAAAATTATGAATCCAAATTTAGATATTGCAACAATAGAAATAATGAATGGATTATCAGGAAATGATAAAGAATATATAATTAATAAAATGCAATGGGTTGGATTTATGAATGATATAACAAATATAATTTATGTAAATATAGCTCCAATAATTGGATCATATTATCCATATATAGATTATAATAAATATATTAGTAAAATAACTTCAGAAAATCCAAATCCAAAAATAAAATTAATTGCTGAAACTATTTTTTTGGATGATATTGAAAGAGAAAAATTTGCCGATTCAAAATTAGAATATGTAGTTGAAACAGTAAATGAGGATATATTTAACATAAATAATCAAAATCAATTTGAATGTGAATTAAGTTTTGTAAAGCCAATAAAAGAATTAATATGGTATATTCAACCACAAATATATTTAAATAAATTATCAAATTATGGTCAAAATATTAATTTATTATTTGATTATAAAAATTATTTTAAAAATAATCCAATACAAAATCAGAAATTAACATTTAATCAAATAGATTTACTAATAGATAAAGTAGATATGAATTATTATACTTATTTAATATCTTATAAATTTTTAAATAATATATTACCAGAAGGTTTATATTATTATTCTTTTTGTTTATATCCAGAAGAATCACAACCATCTGGTACTTTTAATTTAAGACAAATAAAAGGAAAACAGTATAAATTAGAATTGAATGCAAATTATTTAATTGAACTGGAAAATTTTATAAAAATTTTAACAAAAAAATCGAACACAAAAAAAACATTTTTATTAAAATTTATAGCAAAATCTTATAATTTTTTTACTATTGAAAAAGGTAATGGTAAACTTTTATTTGGTTATTAGAAACCCGAATATATTTTAATGTCATCAATTTCGGTTTCTGAATCAATATTAACAGTATTAATATTTATAATAAATGGATTATACAAGTTATTTAATTTAATATTAACCAAATTATATGAATCAAATAATTTTATTGTTTGATTTAATAATTCATTAATTTTATTAAAAATAGTTATTAAATATTTAATTATATTTCCATCTGATAATATAACAAATTCATTAACTTTTAATACTGGTATTCCTAAAGAAAGAAATAATTTTGAACCAAATATACTTAAAATATTAATTAATCTATCAATTAAATCATCAATTATTATATTTCTATCAATTTTATTATTTTTAAGAATTGCACCAACTTTATAATGTAATGGTATCCCCCCTTTTGAGCAATCATATAAACTCAAAAAATAATTTTTTGTATTAATAAGAAAATTAATTTGGTCATTTAATGATAATTTCCAGAACTTATTATTTTCAAAAATATCATACCATTTTTTAAGTGTCATAACAAGTGAAATTTTTTTATTTATTAATTTATAAAAATCATTTAAAACATTCCAAGATAAATGTTTATATTTTAATTCTGAAATAAATAATTTTTTTAAATTATAGTTAGTACCAATATAAGTATGATATTTTAAGAAAATTCTTAAAACTATACTAAAATTAGTATCATTAATTTCATTATTATATGAAATTAATTTAAATAAAAAAACAAGTGGATATTTAATTTGACTTATTTCATTACATGTTTTCTCAATATCAATATTTTCCATTAAAATAACAATGAAATAAATGTTATACCAAATTAGTTATTTAATTTCTAAATAAAGGATTTTTAAATCCACATTTACATATTTGAGTTAAAAATCTTTCTCGACATTTTGGACATAAAATTGAATTAGTAGGATTAATTATTTTAATTGGATCTTTTTTTGTTTCAATTATAGTTTTATTTTCAGATCTCATCATATCTAATACGGATATACATGCGTTACAAATAATAGAACCATTTCGTAAATTAGCAATATTATTAGATGATTTACTATTTTCATCAGGTTTAACACAAGTAATATTACAAACAGAACATTTCATTATATAAATTAAATAACTATTATATAAAATTAAATCAATTTTTATAAATATTTAATTTTATGTTACTGGTTGAAAATTTTTAGTACAAGAATTTTTTTTATATTTAATAATATAGATAAATATGGCAAGTAAACAAATTTCTTTACCAGAAAATATATATAATATTAATAGTTTTTATGAAAAAAAAAATATTTCTCAAGAAGATAATCCATTTAAGTTTTATAAAAAAATTTATAACTTAGATCTATTTTTGGCAAAAAACATAAATAATTTAAATTATTATTACATTGATTTTCCGATAAATAAAAACATAAATCCAAATTTTGTCATAAAGTATTTTAAGAATATTGACTATAGAAATGCATTTTCCCACGAGTCTCTAAGTTTTTATATAACAAGTAAAATAAGTGAAAATAGTTGGAAAGAAGATGAAATTTATAAGGGACATAAAACAAACTATAATGTATTAATGACAAATTTTAATATATTTTTTTATAATGATGTAAATATTTTTAATACTAATGTATCACAAGCAAAATACTATATGAGTTATAAAATTTTTAGTAATCCTAATAATTATATTTTAAGATTCGAGTTAGTTTTAAATAATATGGATTTAGATCAAGATATCGATATTAATATTTATGTAAATATGATTTATAATTTATTGAAAACAATTCATAAAAAATTTAGAATTAATTTAGATATAGTAATTGAAGAACCCGAAATTAAACCTCAAGTAGAGATACCAAAAAAAGAAAAATCATGGTGGGAATCATTTGCATGGTGTTCAAATAGTAGAAAAGAAAAACCTACTTTTGTTGATGCAGAAACTCAAACTAACATAAGTTTTGAGTTTAATAAAAAATGAAATTTAACTATATAAACATTTAATTTAATTAACTAATAATAAATTAAATGGGTGTACCAGGATTTTTCTTATGGTTAATGAAAAGCTACAAAAAAGAAGGTTTTGTTTTTTCAAAAGAACGACTTTCAATGGTCGATATTAAAAAATTAAATAATCAAGAACAAATTAATAAAGCATTAAAAACTAATCTATATGTTGAACCTTTATTAAATGATGTTAATTCGATTGATTGGTTTTTAATTGATGCTAACTGTTTAATTCATCCAGTCTGTTTTAAGGTAGTAGCTGAAAATCCAGATCTAAAAGATAATGCAAAATTAGAAGCCAAAATGATGATATCAGTTTTAAGTTATTTAGATAAAATTATTCAATATGTTAATCCAAAAAAAGGAGTATATTTAGCAATAGATGGGGTAGCACCAGTAGCAAAAATCAAACAACAAAGATCAAGAAGATTTAAATCCATAGCTGATAAAAGTTTATGGGATAATATTAAGAAAAAGCATTCTCAACCAACTGGAAATTACTGGAATAACAATGCAGTTACACCTGGGACTACTTTTATGGAAAACTTACATAGTCGAATTATCGAATGGTGTAAAAATAAAACCATTGAAATAATTTATTCCAGCTGTTTTACACCATCAGAAGGTGAACACAAGTTGTTACAATTTATAAGATCCAATCAAAAATCAAATATTAATTATTCATATGTTATTTATGGATTAGATGCTGATTTAATTTTCTTAGCATTATCAACAGAATCTAATTCAATATATTTATTGAGAGAAGCAAATGAAATTAATAAAAATGAGTCTAAAGAAGTTTTAAATTATGTTAGTATAAAAATTATGAGAGAATCAATAGTAAATACTATGACTAATTATGTTTTAGAAACAACAGACGAAAAATTGTATGGATTTGATAAAATGGATCCAACAAGATTAGTAAATGATTTTATTTTTATGTGTTATTTTTTAGGTAATGATTTTTTACCTCATATTCCATCATTAGATATTCATCAAAATGGTATAGAAAGTTTAATAGTAGCATGGGCAGAAACGATGAAGGAATTAATATTAGATAACAATAAGTTAATATATTTATTAAATGAAAAGAAAGATCTTCAAAGTAAAACTCTAAAAAAAGTAAATAACGATTTTATCAATAAATTTATTAGCAAGTTAGCATCAAAAGAAGAAAGTATTCTTAAAGAAAATTTTACAAAAGGGCGTAAAAGAATGAAATGCGAAGGAACACCATATGAACAAGAAGTATTTAGAATAGAAAATTTACAGTTTAAGATAGATGATCCAATTAGTTTAGGATCAGATGAACCTGAAAAATGGAGAGCAAGATATTATAACCATTATTGGGATATTAAATTAGATGAACTAGAAGAATTTAGTGAAAAATTAGTTAAACATTATTTAATAGGTATAAAATGGGTAACTCAATATTATTTTGATAAGTGTCCGTCATGGGATTGGTATTATCCATTTGAACATCCACCATTTATATCAGATATAGCTAAATATTTGAATAAAATAGATATCAATAAAATGAAATTTACAATAGGAAAACCTTTAAAGCCATTTATGCAACTACTAGCAGTATTGCCCCCTCAATCAAATTATTTATTACCAATAAGTTTAAAAAAACTAGTATTAAATCAAAATTCATCAATAGCATTTATGTATCCAATGGAATTTGAACAGGATTTTATTAATAAGAAAAAATACTGGATGGGTATACCAAAATTGCCACCTTTAGATTTTGATATGTTGAAACATTCGTATTTTAAATATGAAAATGAAATCAAGAAAGAGGATGTACAAAGAAACGAGTATAAAAACACATATGAATTTAATATAAAATTGTAGAAAACTATATAAAACGTCATTAGGTTAAAAATATAAAAAAATATAATATAGATTAATTAATGGAAAAAAAAAATCAAATATTCAATATTAAAACAGAAAATTCAGAATATAAAAACTTTAATTTAATTCCAGAGAGAATAAATACTATTCAGAATATGGTAGGAAAAAATAGTATAGAATCAATAATAGATTTTAAAAATTCAACTGAATCATTTGAATACCCTTCAAATTCTGAAGACATTCGAGAATTACTACCCAAAAAATATATAGATTTTGGTAAGGCGATTAATGAACTTGGTGGAAAATTATTATATATAAAAAGTGGATCAACAGGGCACACTTTTAAGGGAGTTCATCCTCCTCCTAATGAAGATAATAAACAACCATATGCTGTCAAAATAGTAGCTTATCCAAAAAAAGAAAATTATGGAGATATGTATAATATTAAAAGACCAGAAAATACTGAATTATTAATGATAAGATTATTATCATATTTTGTAATTCATAAACAGACACCTCATATTGTCTTACCAATAACTACATTTAATACCAGTATAAAACCATTTTTAAGTTTAACTAAATCAAATATTGTTAATAATAAAAAATTTGAGCAATTTGTTGAAAGATATGAAAAAGGAGAATATTATCAAAATGTTTCAATTTTAGTAAGTGAATGGGCAAATGGTGGAGATCTATTGGATTATATTAGAAAAAACTATAAATCAATGAAGGTAAAACATTGGAGAACAATATTATATCAAATATTATCAGTATTAGCGATTATTCATACTAAATATCCTTCATTTAGACACAATGATATGAAAGCAAATAATATATTAATTCATAATATAGATGTAGATGAAGAAAATAAGAAATATTTATATAAAATAAATAATCAAACTTATATTGTACCTAATATTGGTTTTCAAATAAAATTATGGGATTTTGATTTTGCATGTATTCCAGGAATAGTAGACAATTCAAAGGTTGAAGCTGAATGGACAAATAAAATAAATGTGAAACCTGAACAAAATAGATATTACGATATTCACTATTTTTTGAATACATTAACAAAGAAAGGTTTTTTTCCAGAATTTTGGACAGCAGATGAAATACCAGAAAAAGTAAAAGATTTTTTTAAAAGAGTTGTACCAGATAAATATAGAGATGGTAAATTAATTTCAGATAGAGGTAGAATATTGGTTAATGACGAATATTTAACTCCAGATGAAATTCTAAAAAATGACAAGTTTTTTAAAGTTATGAGAAAATAAATTATTATTTAATTTATTTTACCATATTAAGAATACTCTTCAGAAGATATTTCATCAATTGTTGGAATTAGACTGTTATCAGTATCATTCATAAATGCTTCACTATTAGACTGAGGTCTAATAAATAATTCATCAAAATTTTCTCTAGGTACAAAATGATTATTAAAAGACTCATTCATTTTAGTATTATTTTTATTATTTCTTTCAATAGCTTGTAGTTGATTTTTATTAGGATTAATTGGATTTTTGATACGGCTTTGATTTCTAGGTGATGATTCTAATTTATAAGCACTAACAATTTTCTTTTCTTTATTTATACCATTAGGATGAATTCTATTAGCTAGTCTAATATTGGTAATAGTTAAATATCCAGACTTCATATGATTTTGATAAAATTTATCTTCTCTTAAAAATGATTCAATATTAATTATAATTGATCCAATTGATTTGTTATGATATGAAACATCAGAACTAAAATTGAATGATTCTAATTCTTTTCCTCTTGGATTTTCGTAATATACAATTTGATCCATGAGTTTCAAATTTGAGAATTTATATCCAGAACAATTAAATATACGTTCTAAATGAACAATAATTTCTTTTACGAGTTCATTAGAAGCTTTTATTTTTTTTCCTCTTGAAGATGTTAATTCATAAATATTAATATTTGGTGTTACCATATTATTAATAAATCTATACAACCTATAAGTTTCATCATCTAATTCATCAATATCATTTTGGTTAATATAAGCAAAATCTCTTTGAGACTCATAAGGTACTTGTGGTACATTAGAATAAACTCCTTTTTTATTAGTATAAGTAGCTCCAATAAATTTTTCAGTATTAGAAGACTTGAAAAGATCTTGTATGGTATTTAATATTTGACCATTAGTTAAATAATTAATTACAAATACTATAATAACCAGAATTAAAATTTTATTAATCATATTCATCAATATACTATATTTTTAATACCTAGATATTTATTTTTCTAATTAAATTTACACGTTTAAAAATTTAATTAAAAAATTATTTATCCTAATAATATTTTTTGGTTTTTTGAATTAATTTTTACACTGTTTAAGATTTAAAATGCCGATTTTACTCAACGAAAAACTTAAAGGTTTGCTCGTTGCAGAGCGTGTAAATTATGATTTTGTTAAGACGACAACCCTAACTGATGAGTTTTAATGTGTATCTTTATTATTCCTACCTTATATGCTCTTTTTATAAGAAAAAAACAGGAACTGCACGAAACAAGTCATCATAGACCTCTTACTATTAATTGTTATTATAATATAATATTTTTTCTTATGTTGATTTATAAAAAAATAGCTATTTTAAATCTTCGGCGGTGTAAATGCTTTAATAAAAAAGCAGTTACAATTATTAGATATAATTTAATATTATCATTTTAACTATAAATTATATAAGATATCGTTAAAATGCAAATGCTAAAGATTGGATTTTCAAATAATCTTTCCATAAATTTAGGACAAACCAATGCAGCATACATACCTATAAATTATATATATCTTTTATTTTTAGGTGCCTTAGTCATTTCTTCCATTTTTTTAACTTTTTGTTTATTAATCATATGCATTGTAATTAAGAAAGCAGATGCAATCATTAATGATAATTGAGGATCATCATTTCCACGATAAATTATATAAGATATTGTTAAAAGGCGAAAGATTGGATTTTCAAATAATCTTTCCATAAATTTAGGTAATTTAGGACGAGCTAAAGCAGCATACATGCCTAATATTAATGAAAGTACAGGTAAAACTAATTTATTTTCATGTACCCATCCAAAGTTATTGTTAACAAATGAATTAAAAAAATCCATAATATAATTATAATTAGAAATAATTATATTATTTTTTTAAATATATATTTTTAATAATATTAAATTGATATAATATCATTTTACATCCTTGAAATTTAAAATGATACAAAATGTGGTTATTCAAGTTTTTTACATTTATAATGTTGTTAATTTTGATTATATCTTATGAACAAGTCATGATAGAACTCTTATTTTTAATTATTATTATAATTTTTTTTAACTTGATTTATAAAAAATCTTCAGTTGTGCAAAAGAAAATAAATAAATATGATGTTCAATTATATATTACACTAAATTTTTTATTTATTCATATCCATCTAAAGCTTCAGCAGTACCATCTATATCATCATCTTGTTCATAATCATCAATATCTAAAGAGTTAAAAGCTTCTTGTTCTGAATATCTTTCATTTTTTAGATTTGGATCATCAATTTCTTGTTGGGTCAATAATTCTTGATAATGACCAACAACTTTTAATTTTTCATCAATATATGGAGTTTCATTAATTAATAAAAAGTCAAACTTTCTAACATTATAATTAGAATAAGGTCTATAATTTTGATTAAATAAATATTTAATTATTTTAATAATTAAATGTGCTAATTCGGATTGTATAACTGGTTGTTTATTATAATCAAGTAATCTATTGAAATTATATATTAGATAAAATAGTAATTTAATATCTGAATTATTCAATGAATTAATAATATTGATATTCAAATAATTATTGTTTAATTTAATGTTTAAATTATCAGGAATATTATATTCAATATGTAATTTTAAATTTATATATTTATAGTTTTTAAATATATTATTATGATTTAATTCATTTTTTATATTAAACTTTTTTAATTTTTTTGTAAATTCATTTATAATTTCTTTTTCATCATTATTATAAATAGATGTAATTTTACCATTATTTCTAATATTGTGAATTATTGATTGTGCACGTTGAATTATTTGTTTTAAATTATTTATTCTATTTCTTATAATATCTAATATTATATCTTTGCTTTTTTCTCCTAATTCTTTTGGTAAATTTTTTTGATATTCTTTATTAATATGATAAATATTATGATACTGATTTTCATAACCCAAATACATTATACAATCTTTAATTGATAAATCTACTTTTAATGATGAATTATTTCTACTTTTTTTAATTATTTTATTATCTTCACTATATCCCAAATATTGCATAGTAATTGAATCATAGTATACATAAACTTTATTTGATCTATCTTTATAATACAAAACATCTTTATTAAACGAATTATGCATAGGAGCTAATAATATTTTATCTTCTGAAGATAAAACATAAATATTTTCTTTAATACTATTTCCAAAATAATCATGATCTATTATGTAGACTGTTTCTTTTAAATAAATTGTTTTATCATTAATTTTAATTTTTGATCCTAATATTTTACTTAATCTATCAACGAAGTTAAAAATATAATTTTCAAATTTATTTTCAGTTTCAGTTTCAAAACGTTTTAATAATTTATCAATTATTTTTTTAGAAACTTCATTGTCTTTTTCAATGTTTTTATTATATTTTCGAATTTCATTTATTTCATTTATTGTTTTCTCAGTTAATTTAACCTCCAAGCTTTGCTCTAATTGTTTTAATTCTTTTTCTGATGGTTGCCATTCTTCAATATTCTTATTGCATTTTAAACATATATTATTAGTACCTATTTCGTGTAAATCACCATTTAAACAATATTTTTTGGCAAGTTTCTTATTGTTTATAATTTTTATTTTATCTAAATATTCAAAATTAAATTTTTCACTAGAAGATGTCTCTATATCTTTTAACAAAACATTATAAGAATTTGAACATAAACTACATATTAAATCACCTGACTTTATTGTCCATGAATGAAAATTTCCATCAGGACAATTAGTTAAAATATCAACTGTATTATTATCACCAATATAAGATATTTTTTCTAATTCACTGACTGATAAATCACAAATTTCTTTTTGTTTATCGACAATTTTAAATTCTAAATCTAATGGAACAGAACTAATTTTTTTGGTAAAAAAAGTTACTTTCTTAGTTGTTTCATCAAATTTTATATTTTTCATAGCATTTAATTCAACACGTTTTAATAATTGAGTATCATTAAATGTGTGATTTAATTTTACATTAATTCTATTATTAATAATTTCGTATAAAAAGTTTTTATTTGTTTCAAAATTAGCTTCTATTATACTGTTGATTAAATCAATTACAGTATGTATTATACTTTTTTGAATATTAATTAAATATATTTGTTTATCTTTAATTTCAGTTGAATTATCATTAAATAACCATAATCTATTAGTTATTAACATTCCTGATAAATAATATAAAACATATGAAAATAATGGTAATTTATTTAATTCAATTTTTTCTTTTTGATTAATTCTTAAAAAAATATTTGAAAAAAAGTTAGAACCAATTTTCTGAAATAAAAAGTAATTATATTTTTTATCTTCTCTTAAACTGATAATCTGACCAGAATTAATTTCAATTAAAATTATAAATATTAAATATGTTATAATATTATTATATTTAATTATTTTATAGTAATCTGTTTCTTGTGATGATGTTAAGAAAATTTCATCTTTTAATTCAAAGAAGAAAAGATTGGTTAAATCTTTATTAATACCGTATTTTTTAGTTGATTGTTCTATTCTATCTTTTGGTTGTTTTCTTAACCACTCGGTATGAACCAAAATTAAATCAATAATATCTTTAATAATCATTTTTCTCCTTAATTTTATAACAGGTGTATTTCCTAAATAAGCCAATATATCAGTTGAAAAAGCAAATTTTTCAATATTCTTTTCAATATTTCTTATAGTTCTTTTATATTTGGAATATTTAGATAAATCTTCTAAATTTTGACTAACAGCTAGTGATGTTGTTAAAAATGTATCTAATTCTTCAATATATGTACCTTCTACTACGTATTTTTGAATTTGTGCAATTTCATTACATGATTTACATATATATTCACCTCTTTCGTTTTGTTTAATATATTGTTTTACAAAATCAAAAACAGCTTGATTAAATTCATCAGTTTTTTTTGACATTTTCATAATATTTCTCCATTTAATATAATGATGACATATGGGTATATTTTTTTGTGACGTTTCTAATGATACATCTATTTTATCAAAACCTATTTCAATAGTACTTGAAACTAATTTTTTAATATTTATAATAGGTAACTTTATGATTTTTTCTTTTTTTCCAGGAATTATTGAATCAATATCATCGGGTTCAATAATAAGTTCAGGTATTTTATCTATTATAACTTTTTCAATAATTTCATTCTTAATATTTGGTGTTAAATTAAAATCAAAATATTTTTTTCTATAATTTTTAATTATTTTTTCAAATGACAAAATATTAAATTCAGATGTCTTACTAATATAATTATTTATTTTATTTTGAACTAATATAATATAATTATGATATATTTCACTAATCATTATTTCAATGTTACGTTTTACGTCATCTATACTATAATTAATATATGAATCTAATTTTGGTTTATCTTTACTATTATCAAACAACCAATAATATATCTTCTTGTTTGGTTCATTAAATGTCTTTTTCATAATGTCTGTAAATGCTATAAAACCATTTTGATTATTAGTTATTTTTCTTACATCTATCAAATCTTTGGATTCGAAACAATTTAATATAACTTTTGATGGATTCCATGCTATTCCTATTATATTAATATCAATATTATCGTGTCCAATTCTTAGTTCAATTGGTGTTTTTAATTCGGATCCTTTATATTTCATATTAGTAGCTCTAATTCCTTGTATTGTTTTTGAAGGACGAATTTTAATTCCATCTTTAGAAAAATTTTTAAAATTAACATAAGCATATTTACGTAAATTTTCTAATTCAACTAATAAATCATAATCAGAAGTTTTTTCAGAGATTGAAAGTTTTTGAATAATTTTAATTTCCTCGTCATCATTATATAAAACTGCCATTTTAGGATCTAATGGTTTAAAAAATAATTTTTCAGTTTCTAATTTTATTTTTGGATTTTTCTCCATAATTGTAGAATAATAATTTTTTACATTATTCATTTTACTTATAATATATTTGATTTTAGTAGCATCTCTTTCTTTAATATTATCTGATTCAATTAATAATTCTGGATCATATTTTTCATTATCTTTATGATAACGTAAAAAATCTTCAGTAATTGGAATTATAATTTCATTTGAAAAAAGATAGTTCATATAATCTTTATTCTCTTTTATTATAAAATCTTTTGTGTCTCTTGTTTCTTCTAAATAATTATAAATTTCCTCAGCTAAACCAGATTTTAATTGATTAATATTTAAAAATTTTTGAATTACATTTAAATCAACTATTTTTTTCTCATTTGAAACTACAATTTCAATATATTTATATTCAGCATTATCTTTTTCTTGTTGATTAAGTATTTTTATTATTTCATTTTTTTCTTCTTTAATATAAATTTGTTTAAAAATCAAAGCTTTGATTATATTATGAAAATTATCTTTTATTAAAAAATACTCTATAATATAATCTTCACCCAAATCATTAAATAATCTAATTGTAGATTCAAATTTAAGAGGATTATTAGATAAAACTATTTTAATTTTGTCTATTGTTTTAAAATCTAATAACGATAAAAAATTTTTAATATCGACATAAAAAGTAATTATTTTGGAATTATTTTCACTATTAAAAAAATTAGTTATTTGAAATATTGAATCTTTCTGATATCTACTAGTTTCTATAATATTTGTTATATATAAATCACGACCTCCTGTATAATAATAAGAAATGCCTAAATAAATATAAAATGCACAATATCTTTTAATTATATTAATAATTACGTCATAATATGATTCATTTTTAATTATATCAACAATATCTTTTTTTGATATAGTATCAATAAATTTTTTTATAAAATTTAAAATATCATTTTGATATTTTACAAAATTTGTATCTAACTTCATTTTTTCAAATACTTTTTCTTTTGTTAAAAAAATATTAAATTTATCTAAAATACCATCAAATAGATCATCAACTTGATTAACATACATTAATATATATTAATATAGATTGGATAAAAAAAATAATATTTAAAAAACACAAATTAATAACTTATCAAAAGAATATAAATTATTATAATTTTTATCAATTTATTAATTTCTAAATTAATATATATAAGTATGTCCAATATATTTTTAAATGAAGATTTAGAAAGCATCTTTAACTCAGCTACTGAATCTAATATTTCTTTACCAAAATGGATTAAAGTAATAGACGATGCATCTAATCAATTAAATAGTGTAACTTCATCCGCATCAGTTCAACAAGGAGGAAATTTTTCTGTTACATCTAATGTATCATCTGCTAAAGATGTTAATAAACTTATTTCCATGTTAACTTCTGATTCATCTTCTTTAAAACAAAATGCTGTTTCTGAAACTACAACTGCTAGTTTAGAAAATCAATTAAGAGAAATTCTTGAAAAAGAAGGTGGTGGTAAAAAAAAATCTAAAAAACAAAAAGGAGGTAATGATGAAATTGAAAATATTAAGGATTTCTTTACCACTTTAAAATCTCAAGGAGTAAATGTTGATATTAAATTAAATAACAAAACTATGTCTGAATTTTTTGGTGGTGCTGATCATACTACCACTGAAATACAACTTCAAAATAATTTAATTGGTAGTGAAACATCTAGTGTTGTTCCTCAATCTTATAATGGTAGTACAACATCTAGTGATGATATTGAAGTAAATAATTCTGCTACATCAAGTTATGTTCCTCAAGCTAACAACTTAAGTGAAACTTCTTATAATGATTTAACTGGTGGTGCTAAATCATCTAAAAAAATGAATGGTGGTGTCAATCCTGGATTTCAAGCTTTCTTAGACTTAAAAAAACATGTAGCTACCAAATTAGGAATTAGCAATGGTCCCCAAGCTGCTAAAGTTGCCGGAGCTGTTCAAAAAGAAATGAAAGAAAAGCATCCTGATTTAAATGCTGTTAAAATTGCAGAAGAAGGTCGTAAACACTTTGATAAAAATGTTGATCACTTCAAACAAATGTTAAATTAAAATTATTTAACTAATTTATTTTATAAATTATTAAGTTGATTTATAAAATATAAATTTATTATTAGTAACTATTCAAAATAACATTTGATAAAATATATATATATATATATATATATGTTAAAATATAAACAAAAATATTTAAAGTATAAAAATAAGTATTTACAATTGAAATCACAAATTGGAGGAGTAGGATTATCATATTTATGGTATGCCAATGACGTAAATAGAAAATTTAGTCTTGTTGATATATATAACAATCCTATGCAAAACCTTGTGAGTAGATTGTATAAACAATATTTAACTGATAATAGATCAATTGACTATGACGGTGTTCAAATTTCAAGTCAAAATGATATTAAATATTATGGTCAGAAATTATTGAAAGTTGATTTTGATTATAAATATTTTAATATTGCAATTAAAATGTTTAAGCTACCTTATTGTATGAATTTTATTGAAAAATATTTATATAATTTCTTTGATTTATCAAATATAGATTTAATTAGTGTTGGAAGTGGAAATGGATTATTTGAAAAATGTTGTGTAGATGTATTTGGTAAAGAAATAATTTGTATTGATCCGGCACCTTTATCTTTTGCTTCTGATGGTTTAAGAACATCTTTTAGAGAACCAACTTTTGCAACAGTAGATGACTATCTGAAATCACCATCAAAAAAAGATAATTCAATATTATTATTAATATGGACAGATCCAACTTTGATTTATGATATAGATGCAATATTAAAATTAAACCCATTATCATTTTTTATTATTTATGGTCAACATCCATTAGCAGGTAGTGAAGAATTAAGAGCATCACTATATTCCGATAGTCAAGATTTTACATTAAGGGGTAAAAATTATAAAAAAATAGCTGATAATATCGGTTTTGGTAGTTTTTTAACACCATTTGGAGAAAATGTAATAAATATAAGAATGTCCGTTTGTATAAATAGTACAAAAATTAATAAATCTGATATACATGAAACATATGAAAAAAGTCAATACGATGGTGTTATAGCTACTTATCCTTATTTAAAAAGAGACTTGTTAGCTTATTTACTTGATAGTAGAATAGGTGAATATGAGATTTTACAAGAATACAAGGATTTAAAAAGGATTGATTATTTAGAACTAAATAGTCTATAGGATTAAAGATGACAACCTATTATAGGTGTAAATAATAACTTCAAATATCATTAAGCTTTTATGGGTGTAATTATATTTATTACTGTTAAGTGTGAACAGCCTTTAGGCTCTCATGGAAAGCATTATTTCCGTCCTATTTTTCAGTGAACAAGATGTA